CGGCCAGACCCATCAAAACCTTTGAAATCACCAGCACCCATATTGCGTAACTTAATACCACCAAATCTCAAAAGATATTTAGCTAATATAGTCCAATCATCGGAATATGGATTAATACCAACACCAGAACCATTATGAATACGATTTTCCTGGAACCACGAAATAATGGCCCCAAAGTACATGCGGAAACAAATCAAAAGATCCAGAGGACCAGAAGAAAATAATCTAGTCTTACCGATTCGAACCTTTTCCAAAGAACGAGTTTCATCCTTGAGACAATCCTGGTAGATATGTTCCATCCTTTCTCCACGAGAAGCACGAATGATGATCTCTTCAACCCGCAATCTCAGAGCAAGACAATTCGAGTTAGTAAGATCATATTCTTCACCTCTTCCAAAGAAGTAACTTTTACCTTTACCGAGATTCTTAACATCCGCGGTTAAGGGGAAAAAACCCGATGAGGTTTGCCTAGATATACTACCGAAGTCGGTTAGTCGGTCAGTACCTAGTATAGCTTCTTCAAATGACAAAATTATACTCTTAAACTTAGAAACAGAACGTTGATTAACAGTATCAAAATAATGATCACCAGCAGCCTCAACAAGGGTTTGATCAAAAGAAACATGCTCAACACAGTAAGTTTCCCGAGCCTTAGCTAAAGGATCAATCCGAACCCCATCCAACATAAAAGGAGTCAAACGAGCAGGAATCTCAGTGGGTGGTCCAAACACACCATGAAGTGGACTGGGCCCAATCTTAGATTTACCGTAAGGATTACGCTTAAATTCACTCTTATAACCAAGGCCAAACTGTTCTTGAACTACCCCAAGAGGTAAAGGGTCACCTTTTTCATTCATGGGTGCGCCTACGAATTGCGGTTTAAGAGTCTTCAAGCAATCTTTGATAATTTCCTGGGTTATAGTGCAAGCAAAGCCAACACCATAATATGGATTGCCAGAAACATGAATGCCAACTATTTTCATAGAGGCACTCTGTCTATCAATGACTGTGAAAAGAGCTCCACAATCACCAACAACTGTCTCTGCAGTGTATATCCAAGCATCATTGAGAATATAATCATCATCATGAGTGGAACATATCATAACCCCAGGATGCTTCCTAGTTAAACCACACCAATTCTCAATGACCTTCGGCCCTGGTTTAACAAGACGAAAGGCTAACTGATCATATTTTGAAACATGTTCTTGCGTACAAAAGAATTTAGTAATATCAGAATGAATGGGAACACTCTTGTTGGAAACTTCAAATAAAGCTAAATCAAGAGAATCAGACTTTATAAGCTCCACTCCACCGAGGAAATCCTTGATCTTAAAGGTAATCATAATACCTGAACAAGACTTAAATAACTTAGCATCCATCTCTAGGAACGAAGGTTCATCTTCTGAAATGGCTGCAATAAAGTGAATAAAATGATTAGGGACTAGTGCGATACGACCAGTAATAAATGTCAAATATCCAGCTTTCTGATAAGTACCTTCAAGATCGATCGGTAAATGTAACTCATAACAATTACCAGAGACAACTTTTCCAATGATAGAAACGTTCGCTGGATCATCCTTAATAGCTAACTGAGGCTCACCATACATGGCCTTAGGGGGCTTCTGCATAATCATAGCCTGCTCAACATTAGCCTCATTTTTCATCGCTTTAGTCTTACCTATACGAGTTCGAACCTTACGGTTAGAGGAACGCGATTTACCACGTCCTTGATTACCACTAGCACCTTGTGGGATAATGTCGACATTAAAAAAATACTTGAAGATACCATTAATGAATGATCTAACCATAGCACCGCCTGCAGTAATACCAGCTAGAATACTCATATACTTGAGTATAGGATATTTAAGAATAAACTCTTTAATCTGATAAAATTGTTCATCGAGAAAATCGCTAATAAACCACTTCATACCAGATTTCTCGTAAATTGCATTCATACCAGCAACTATCTCCATCCAGAGACACTGCAACATAGATATAGGTCGAATTACATAATCTTTAACAACCAGGGGTCGATTGGCTAAAAGGGTGAGAATATCATACTTCTCATGCACACCATTAAAAAGGTTAATAACCTCAGCTGCGTCATCATCCAGACATTCCTTTATCTCTTCATAAGCTACATCTAAATGACACATGAGATCGAAGAGGTTTCGATAGCCATTGGCATCACAATAACTCTGGCAAGTATTAAGTAAATAAGGAGCATCGACATGCGCATAAAACATGTCATAGACACGACAACCGGACTTAGGTTGTTCAGTAATCATAGGTTCTGTTCTGAGCTTATCAAATCTCATTTGAACATCACTCATTTGAATATCATTGGTGCCTTGAATGGCAGCTAAGAGATCCTTAACGGAGGGTAAACCTTGCGAAGCTGCTTCGCTTGGTTTAGAGACAACTGGAGGTTCCATATCTTTATATCCTCGCTTAAGAGCGATATTGAGATTTTCAATATACTGTTGGTGACGAGCTTTATTAGCTTTTACCTTAGTTTGAACTTCATAAGTTACTTCGTCATAAGTCATAACACGACCAGTATAACAATTCTTCATAATATTGAATTCAAAATATTCTGCTGTATCAGGACTAAGATCAGTTTCACAAATAGACCCTTTAGGTAACTTGCTAGGGTCTAAACGACGAGCCCACGGATTTCCACCACGAGATTCGTCCGTACAATACTCAATTTTTGGAGCAACATCGAAAGTAAAAGTGAACCTACGCTTAACAGCTTCAGTGTCGACAATACTCTCAATATTGAAATTTTGTAAATTAGTAGTACAGATAACAACTTTCGCATTGAAGCGAGTGTTACCCTTATCTTTAATATCAGCCATGTGTAGATTATACTCAAACACATTGACGGCCCTAATGAGTTTCATAAACTCATTATCTGGGTTCCCGGCGACATCTCTTATTTGACCAAAATCATCAAGGATAGCAATCAATTTCCAATTATTATAGCCATCCCAATAAACATTCTCAGGGAGGCAGTTGTAAATATAAGATGAAGCTGTTGCAGGGTCAATAGTTATATTAGACTCTGCTGCTAGCATAGGCAGAAGCCTGTTACAGAAATACATAATATGATTAGATTTACCAACACCAGGTGGACCTCGGAACAGGATACACACTGGTTCAGTTTTAATACCATCAAGATGTAGATTCATGGATGTTAAAGTATCAAGTAGTTTCTTAAGCTCCGCTCGATAGTTGCGCAACATAGTACACAAGCCAGAAGTTTCCTTATTGTTTGGAATTGACTTAATCAAACATTCATTGGCACAAAGCAAAGAGTTAACCTTCTCTGCGCTAGAAACATTGTAAACAAACTCATGTTTACGTATAGCATCGGTAAGTTTAGTATATTCAGAAATAAAATCATTAACCTCGTTATACCGAGATTTCAAAATATGAACCGTATCTCCACCGAAAATGTTGACAACTACTAGATTAATAAGAGTCTCAACAACGTTCATAGCGAACGTTATAAATGATTCAACAGAAGCTTTAGTACGGTCAAAACACATAATTGCCTTCATAACAGATGAAACACAAGTAGTAACGTCTTTACCAATAGACATATATGTGGTAATCATAACAAGAACAGCACTAACAAGCCCTTCATGCAAAGTAGATGACATTTGGGGTTCATTTTCTGTCTTAAAAACGGACTGAACCAAGGTGATAACAGATTTCAAAAAAGAAGTACTGAGTAACTTGGAAAAGCCAGTTGTGTTAAGGAAATTATAAATAACACTTAAGACTAGCACAACAGTGCTAGTAGTATCACGTTTAACCATACAATAAATGCCTGATCCTAAAAGAGAAATCAGACCAAACATTGTATGAGCGTTGTAACTATCAGCTGTCTTTGCTGTTTTCATAAAAGTATTCTTCATTTCTTCAGTAACTTTTGAGAGATCAGCATAAACACTGTTAACATTGGAGTCCAAACCAATAGTATGCTTGACTTGAACACCCTCCTTAAGGGAGGCTATTAAATCTCCAAGTAAGTCAGAGATATTATCATCAAGCTGTACTTTAGTGGCCATTGCTGGCCACATTTGGGGCACAGTCTTGAATTTTTCAAGTTTGTCATCACGTTCCTTCTTTATAAGAATATCGCGGTGTTTCTGTAACTTCTTCTCAAGATTACAGATCATGGTATACAAACCTTGATTCTTGGAATGTATTTTTGGTTTTTTTGATGAAAACTTAGAATTCATCTGGAGTTCGTTATTGATAACAAGGCCTTTGCGAAATGATATAAGGCTTTCCTTATCCGAAGAATAGGTCTGAGTCACTTTATTAGCAGTCGTAACTTTCGATCTAAAAGACGAAAAGGCTTGTTTCAAAAAATCACCAACACGATGAATTAAATTTTTATTTTTTTTTGTTATTTTATTAGGATACACTATGTCTTTACAAAGAACAGAGTCAGCATCCCAATAATCATTGTATATATTAAGATCAATGGGTGAGGGAGGGTTATAAGGTAGAGATTCGGGTTCACTACAAACAGAATCCGATCTGCCGTAGGACTCACTTTCATCAAACATATGATTCACAAACTCACGAGCGTTATACGGATCAATACCGTCTTTCGAACAAGTGAGGCAATCATCATCATAATCACAAATTTCAATAGATCCATAAAGATCCATAAGTTCCTGTGGATCACAAAGACATATTTCAGTACGGTATCCACATAAACGACAGACATCACCTCTCTCAACTGAATGATTAGGGCGAATAAGCGTACCACCAGTATTAAAATCACGAAATTCTGAACATTTAGAACGAAAAGTAGGATCAGTAGCAATAAGATAGTTAAGGTAAGTTATAGGAGACATGTTTTAAAAGACAAACAGCTCATAAATTTAGAAAACATTCCCACGGATCGTAAAATTTGACTAATACGTTAAATGGGGACTAAATTTATCAGTATACGGTTACACTGTCATTTTGATTAGGCGCGATAGCGCTGAATTATAAATCAATATCACATCATTAATAAGTAGGTTAGTTTAAAGCCGTTCTTCCACTATCCGGATTACTTTTCACGATGGGTAATATTCTGGTTCTTCC